TCAGCGGTCCTCGGCGAGCACGCGCATCTGCGCGGCGGTGCTGTGGGCGGCGCGGGTGGCCTCATCCAGCTTCTGCTCAATGCGGATGAGGTGGGCGGTGAGGCGGCCATCCACGTCGCGGATCAGGGAAAGGGGCACGTAGGTGCGTGCCACTTCCAGCTTGAAGGCGGCCAGGTCGTCGCGGGTGCGTTCCAGCGCGGCCTGGTGCTGGGCGGCGTCATGCGCCTCCCGCTCCGGCGGAAAGGGTGGTGACTGGGCGATACTGCGGCGAAGGTTGTGCAGCATCCAGGCGAGCACCGCCATGAAAGGCGTTTCCACCGCGGCGGCGACCCATTGCGGGTCGGGATTCATGGACAGCATGGGTCCTCCTTGCGGGATCGGGCCATGATTGGGGGGCTACGCAGAGGCTCAACCACCCCGGGGTTGAAGGAGGGTGGCTGCGGTCCGACTTGCCGGGGCAGCGTGAGGGGTGCTTTGTGCCGGTGATGTGGAACGAGCCGTATCTTGAGACCTGCTGCCGGGCGGCCCTGCACCGGTTGTTCCTGACCCATGGCGGCACGCGCCCGGCAGGGCTGCCGGACGAGCCGTGCCTGCGCCGGCTTTGCACCATGGGCTTGGTGGACGAGGTCTCGCCAGGCCGCTTTGCCATGACGGGCGACGGGACGAAGCGGCATGCGACCGAGGTGCTGAAGAAGGTGGCGGCCTGAGGCCAGTCAGCCCCGCCAGGACATTCCGCGCGTCACCGGCGGCAGGCCCGGCAGCCGCACCGGTTCCGCCAGAAGGCAGCCCGCCACCGCGTCCAGCGCATCGTCCCGCGCGCCATTCGCGCCCGGTTTCCATTCCGCCATTTCTTGCGGAAAGGGCGTGCGGAACACGGTTTCATGCACATGCAGGCGGCGGGCTGCCATCGTAGAGTCCAGCGCGCCGAGGATGCGGTCCGCCTTCGGGCGATGGTTCACATGCTCCACCACCGTACAGGCGGCGCCGGCGCGGGCCAGTTCCCGCCGCAGCAGGGCGGGCAGGAACTTGCCGATGCCGTTCGTCTCCACCCGCACCACCGGCAGCAGCAGCTCCCGCGCGAGGATGGCAACGCGGCGGCATTGTTGCGTGGCCGGATCCGGCTGACCGTCCGGATCCTGCGTGATGTAGGCAACGCGATGCAGGTAGTGATTGCCCTCCCCGTCCGAATAGGTGGCGGCGAGAACGCTGGAGTCCCCCTGCCCCGACCTGCCATAAGCCGGATCCCAGAAGCCGCCGCCGGAGACGAGCCGCCGCCCGAATAACGAGAGGATCGGACGGCCATTCGCCTCGCGATAGTCGGGCTCCTCGCCATAGCGGACGAGCAGCGCAGGATCGAGCCGCGCCGCTTCGGCCGCCGCGCATTCCAGCATCATCTGGCGCCGGAACTGCAACGGGCCAACGCGGTCGCGCAGCGCCTGGATGCCCTCGCGCGGGAAGCGCTCGGGCCAGGCACGGCGACCCGCTACATCCAGCAACGGGATACGAAGCCGGCGATAGGTGGCGAGGAAAGCGCCCTCTACCTCGACCGGCGCATAGAGGCTGTCGGCGCAATGCGGCGTGCCGACATAGAGGATGGTACCCCCGGGCGTCAGGATGAACTCGCATTCGGCAAGGCGTCCGCGCAGCTCCTCGCGCTTGCCCGGCGTATCGCAGTTGCCGGCGACCTCCACATCGTCGCAGATGATCAGCTCCGCCCGCGCGCCGGTAACGTTGCCGCCGATCCCCTGGGCGAGCATGGAGGGCTCGCGGATCGCCCCGCCGCGCCTCACGGTGAAACGGTCCGCCGCCCAGGCCTCATCGCCGCCCAGCAGATGTCGGCAGAGCGGATGGCGTTCGATGATCCGGCGGACGGTGGAAACCATGCGCGCCGCCAGCGTATGATCCGCCGCCAGCACGAGGATCCGCAGCTCCGGCTGCACCGAAAGCCGCCAGGCGCACCACAACCCGATAAGCGTGGACTTGCCGCAGCCCCGGAACGCCATCAGCAGCAGGCGACGATCATCCCCCACATGGCGTGCCATCAACCAGCGCGCGATGCGTCGGTGCACGCCAGGGGTCGAAACCCCGTTGCGCAGGTTCCAGGCATAAAGGAATTCGAGGAAGTTTGCTTCGGTCGCCTCAGGCGTCGTCATCCTCCGGCTTCTCCCCGCCCTCTTGGTCTTCCTGTTCCGCCGCCCGGATGGACCGGCGGGCCTCGGCGATCAGCGAACCCGTTTCAGCCGAGGTGTCGGGCTCGCCCCCACCACGATTCAGCTTCATCAGGTGCTCCAGATGCGCCAGCGCCGAGCGGGCGGCGGCGTGGTGCGCCGTGAAGGCCTTCGGGTCCTCATGCGTGCCTGGGGCAGGGCCACGCGAGACGAAGGCTTCGTAATCCTCCACCACCTTGCGGATGGCGCGGCGCAGTTCCTCGGGCGTCAGCGGGATCAAGACTTCACCACCCGCACGCGCACTGTGCCAGGATTGAGGTCCACCGCCGCGGCGGTCCGGTTCCAGGCCGTGACGGTGATGACATCCTGCGCACCCACTTGCGCCAGAAACACGACGCCCGAGGTGGACAGGCTGAAGGCCGCCTGCACGAAGTCACCGGGCCGTGCACCAGTGCAGGGTACGTTAAGCTGCACTGTCCCGCCTGCCGCGATGGAAGGCGGGTCCCAAGCCAGTTCCGCTTTCACCTCCCGCGTGCCATGCGGCAACTCCGGCGTTCCGTAGAGCACCGCCGGGCTCTCCGAAGGATCGCAGGCCAGGCGCATGCTCCGCACCTCGTAATCGATCCCGACCCGCGCCACACCGATGACCGCGGCCTGCACCTGTGGCGCGAGACGGATCACCTGAAGGCGCGTGAGACCGGTGTCGTTGCTGTCCGCATTGCCCTGCCACCAGCGCGGGCCGGGCACGTAGCTGAGCGACATGCCGGATGCGCGGACCATCACGCCATCCGCTTCGGTCAGCAGCACATTGCCGGCCCCAAAGCACTGGATGACCATGCGTGGATCATCGGCGTCCACTGCCAGGGCGAATTCCTTGCAGCGGCGCGCATCCACCACAAAGCCCAGGCCGCGCCCGCCAGTCAGGATAACGCCCCGCTCCGTCAACGCGTAGCTGTCCAGCGCCTGGAAAGTGAAGTGCTGGAGCAGGCTGGAAGGACCGGTCACGTTGGTGGAAAGGCAGGCCAGCCTCTCGAAGCCGGTCTCGCTCGGGCTCCAGCGGATTGCGGCGGCACGCAGGTTCGGGACATCGGCGAGCGTACGCGTGGCCTCCCGGTGCGCCGCCGCCTGGTGGATGGCGCGGACGACGCTGCCAACGCGAGTGGCGGTCGGGGTGTAATCGATGTCGATGCCGTAGCCCTGGCTGGCCCAGGCCACCTCGTAAACATGATCCTGCGCGCCCGCGGTGTGGCGGGCGACAAAGGGGTCGCAGCCCTCCATCCGGATGTTGCGGGCGATGATGCCGCGGGAATTCACCTGGATCAGAAACGGGATGCCGTCGATCGGCCGGTCACGCGACTGCAGCTCAAAGGCCGGACCATCAAAGACGTGGCGGTTATGCGCGACATAGGCGCCGGGCGCGGCCGAGAGGCGGATACCATAGCGATCCTTGTCAGGCCAGGTCGCCAGCGAATGCGCGAAATGCCCACCATAATAACGCACCGAGGTGTTCCAGGCCGCGGCGCTCGCCGTGCGCACATCCAGCCCGTAGCGGTTGTCCACCATTCGGCCGAGATAAAGCGCGCTATCCTCGAAGCCACGCTCCACGCCCAGTGTCTGCACGCCGATGGTGAACATCTCGACCTGACGTATGTCGATCAGGCCGGAATCCTGATTCTGAATCAGGATGCCGATGTCCCGCTCGTCCTCCCAGGAGGAAAGCGTGGCGCGGAGCACACGCAGGCCCTGGTAGATCTTGGCGCGGTTTCGCACGGCGCCGCCATCGCCAAGGGTCAGCGCAGCCTCCCCTCCCCCACCGGCATAGAGGATAGCGCCGCGCATGCTCAGCCCCGCCGCCGCACCCGGCAGAGTCAGCGGGATGGTGGTGCGGTAGGTGCCTTCCCCGATATCGAGGTGCTTGCCCGAGGCCGCGGCCGCATTCATCGCCGCCTGTAGCGCCGGGCCATCATCCGTCACGCCGTCGCCGATCGCGCCGAAGTCGCGGGCGGAGAGACGCTCGGCCAGCTTGTCCTCCACGGTGCGCGGAATCCCGCCAGGAAAGGGCGCGGAAAGCGTTGCCTCACCACGGGAAAAGGTGACGATGTTGCCCAGGCTGTCGAAGCCCAGCAGGCGGTTGGCACGGGCCGGGCGCAGCGGTAGCACGAACTGCCCGCCCACCTCTCCGGCGCCCTGGCGCAGTGTGCCCGTCAGGTCTTCGCGCAGCTCTTGCAACGCGGCGACCTGGCGGTCCAGCTCGTCATTCAACGTGTTGGCGCGCAACACGCCATTGGGCTGGTAATCGGTGACGCGCTCCATCACCAGACGGCGGCGCAACACGACCTTGGCGCCAGAAGCAGGAGGCACCGCAAAGGTGATAAGCCCGCCTTCCGAGCTTCCTGCACCGGAAACGGCATAACCGGTCGCAATGAGCAAGCCGTCGACATGCACTTCAATGTCATCGGGCCCAAAGACCGGAAAGGGGTAGACGAAGCCTCTCTGCGCGCCGTCCGCCACGTAGTGCACGCGCGGCGCGACGTCGCCGATGCGGATGTGCTCGGCCATCAGGGTTCTCCAGTTCTGCCGCGGGGGCGTGTCTCGGGGTTCAGTCCAGCAGGCTCTTGACGACGCGGCCTAGACCCTGCCCGGCGCGCACCCAGTCCGTCAGCGAACTGTCCTGATCCAGCAGTGACTTCCGGCCGGCGGCCAGCTTCGCGGCATAGGTCACGTCATCCGCGTTCTGCGCCTGCTGAGCGGCGGTCTGGAGCCCGGTGGTCAGCGCCGCGGCGGAGCCCTCATTCGGGTTCACACCGCCGGCGGCCGACCTCGCCCGGGCGGAGGCGATGCTGCGGTCCAGCGCGCGCTGACGCTCCGCCGTATCCTGCGCCGCCTGCGCAGCCAGAATCTGCTGTTGCGCCGCCCGCTGGACCTGCGCGTTCTGCTGCTGAATCTGGGCGTTCTTCTTCTGCCGCTTCGCCTCCTGCGTCTGCGAGTAGATGGAGGCGCCGGTGGCGGCGAGCGTCACGATAGGGGCGAGCTGCGCCATCAGTCGGTCGTCCTCGTCTCAGTGGTCACGGAAAGCAGGGTGAAGGGCAGCGGCGTGTCGCTCTCGATACGCCAGAGCGGCGCGATGGAGTCCCGCCGCCAGCCAAGACCGCGCAGTGTCACGTCGCCGGTGAAGGCAGGTGGAGCCGCGTCCAGCATCGGCGTGTCCAGCCGCCGGAAGGGCACGGGCCGCGCCCCCTGGCCGAGATCGACCGAGAGGGCGCCCGTCTCGAGCAGGCGGAAAGTCACGGCGACAAGCCGCAACGGCCCCGTCCGCGCCCCATTGGCCGACACCGTTTCGGGCGGCATCGGCTCCACCACATGGACGAAGGGCAGACCCGCCTGCACGGAACCAACGGCCGGCTCGATGGTGATCGCGCCGTTCAGCACCATCGCCAGATCTCGCGGCGCGCCATCCGCCAGTATCGCGACCTCGCGGCCTTCCAGGTGGCCAAGCCCGGACCAGTCGGTGCCATCCGCGCTGCCAGCCATGATCGCCGCCGCGTCCAGGCGCATGGCATCGTCGAAGCGTTCCAGGCGGAAGCTGCCCGCGCGCTCCACCACGGCATAAACCGCGCCCTCCGTCTCCGCGAGGGAACGAAAGGCGCCATCGGTTTCCTGCCGCGTCCAGCCCGTCACCTCCTCGGCGCGGTAGATGGTCAGCGTGGCCAGGCTGCCATCCGCCATTGCCAGATGCAGCAGGCGGCGCACGGAGTCATAGGCCATGGAGATCGGCGAGACGATCAGATGCCGTGCGATCAGCGCCAGATCATTCGCCTGATAGGCCTGCTGCAGGTCGGTGTAGGAAAATTCATGGACCGCGCGGCCCGAGCGCGCCACGAAGACAGTCGTGCCGTCCACGTCGATGGGCGGCACGCGGTAGGCCGTTAGCGATCCCACCCGGGTCTGCCGTGTCACCTGGATCGCCGCCGGCGTCAGCGGGTCGCCAGTGACCATCCACTCGCCGCCTGAGGTGAAGACCTGTAGATGCCGCCCTGCGAAGACGGCGCAGACGGCGTTGAGCTGGTCGGACACAATGGTGAAGGCAATGGCCTGGTCATCAAGCCCCTCGCCAAGGTCAAAATTGCCGATATCGGCGGTGCGCGAGAACCAAAGCCGGTTCGGCAATGCGCGCGATCCGCCGAACACCAGGCGCCCTTGATGGAAGCACGCGCTGACGGGCCAGCCATGGACGGGGCTAAAGGCGGCTTCATCCCAGTCTGCCGTGGTGTCGGTGGAGGCAAGCGTGTCGATCACCGTCGCCGTCACCGTGGTGGCGGAAGCGACAGCCGTGACCTGCAGCCGCCGCCCGGCAATGCGAAACTGCGTTGCCAGATGGCCTGGGCCGAAGATCTCCGCCGAGGCGGTCACGATCACCGATCCGGTCGTGCCGCTCGCGCTCAACGCAACGGAGGGCGGCGCGAAGCGGAAGAATGGCATGGCCGTGAAGTTAAACGGCACAACGGACCAGGCGCCGGCCTCGGAACGGGTGATGGCCTGCGGCGGCATGGCCGGATGCAGCAGCAGCAGCGTGCCGGCATTCTGAGTGAAGGCGAGCTGCGGCAACATACCGGCATTCCAGGGGCCAGGCACCTCGGCAACGAGCATATCGCCCCCGAAGATGCGGACGCTGCCCGGCAGCAGGACCAACAGGAAGGTCAGTTCCGTGCTCGCCTCAAAGGGAATGAGGCGCCCATAGCCCGGCAGCATGGCCAGATGGCGCAGCCCTGGGCGGCGCTGTACGCCGCCGGTGGGCTGGATGAAGACATTGCGCAGCTTCGCCGCGCCATTGCCCCAGGCCGATACATCGCCGCGCCCGAACAGCTCCGGCGCCAGCTCGCCCGCGGTGAAAGCGGTCTTGGCGCGCTTGTGGACGGCCATCGCGCTCAGCCCCGCACACCAAGAAGGGGAAAATCCTCGATGCCTTTGGGCGTCGCCTGCTGGCTATCGGCCAGCCGCGCCTGCCGCAGCTCGGTCTCTGCGAGACGGTGCAGCATCTCGGCGCGCGACGTGACTTCCGTCAGCGGCAGGCAAAACTCCGCCGCCAACCTTGCGACCAGCGCGGCGGCGAAGAAGGGCGGGAATTCGCTTTCGGCTGGGCGGAAAACATAAGTAAGCGTGACCTCCGCAGGATCTGCGTGCAGGCGTCCCTCATGAATGCGGTAGGGAATACCCCTGCCCCGCCCGCTGCCGGCCGAGATGACGCGCAGCAAATCCGCCGGCAACTGGAAGGCGTTGGCCAGGTCGGCCACCGGCACCGCCTCCAGCCGGTTCAGTTGCATCTGCCCCGTGGCGAAGGACCAGGGATGACAGGAGAGCAGCGCATCCCGCGTGCTCGGATAGAGGTTCGCGGCCACCTCCGCTTCGGCCGTGCCTTCCTCAAGAGAAGCAATCGGCTGCGCGCCGAGTTTGAGCAGCGCGCGCGAGCAGAGGGCGAGGGCGGAGAGCGCCATCGGATCGATGCTCCCTGGATCGGGGTTTGAAGGGGATGCGCGGAGGCCGGCGCCAGTGCGGCCGCGAACGTCGCGCCAGTTCGGCGCGGAACAGGCGGCGCATCCATGGCGCCGGCCCCTCGCGCGGCGCGCGCCATACGGCGCGCGCAGGATCTCATCGAATGAAAGGCGCAACCTGGCCGGGGAGCGGCACTGGCGCTCCGAACTCAAAGGAGAAGGGAACCGGTGCGTGGGGGAAGAATTCCTTCTTCCCCCAGCTTTTCCTCACTCCGCCGCGCGCATCCGCACGACGCCGGAGTCGTCGATCATGACGGCGCCCTGGCTCATCATGTTGTTGACGAAATGGGCTGCGCGGTCGCCGTGCCAGGTGATGTCGGTCACCACGTCCTGCGCCACCGCATGACCAATGGCCGTGCGGTGATAGAAGTAACAGAAGCGCAGGTTGCCGCTCTTCGTCAGGCCGGAATGCGGCAGCCACAGCGCGCCCAGCCAGCGCTTCGCCTGCATGCCCTTCCAGGGCAGATCAGCATCGCCGACATACTGCGAGTTGGCGAATTCCTCGATCTGCAGCAACTGGCTCCACTGCTTCCAGCCCACTACGGCAAAGCGGTTGCCGTCATCCGGCACATCGGCCGCGCCAAGCTTTTCGAAGGCAAGCAGCACCTTCGCCTTGGTCAGCCCGTCAGTGTCGGTCGTGCCGGCCGCGGTGCCCACCGCCTCCTGCGTCGCGGTGTCGAGCGCGGCGACGATCAGCTCGTCCGTCTTACGGCCCAGCGCATAGGCGCCGGCATTGGCAACGACGTTCCGCTCGTCGACATTGGTCTTGATCTCGTCGAGCCGGTCGACCCACTCGCCCGCATAATAGTCCTGCAGGAAGCACTCGACCGCGGAGTATTCGAGATTCATCACGGGCACGACGCCGTTGCGTGCCTTGGCCGCCGCCATGCCCTTGCCGACGCGCGGAAAGACAGTGGAGGCACCGGCAACGCCGGTCTTGGAGCGGACAGTTGGGCGCAGCTTGCTGCCCTGACGCTGGAAGGCCTCATGTACCTCGGCCTGGAACTGCTTGACGAAAGCCTGGTCGATCGTGGCGGACACGCATGTCCTCCTTCGCGGATGGGTTCAGGGAAATGCGGCCAGTCCGGTTGGCACGCCCTATCGGGACGGGGCCGGGCAGGCCGCGGAACGGCACGCGCCCGCGCCCGGCATCTCGAAAGGTGCCAGTTGCGGGTTGGTCGGGCCGGAAAGACGGAAATGCGAAAAGGGCCCTGTCCGGACGACGGACAGGGCCCTTTCGGAAAGGGTAGGACGGGGGCGGGCGGCACCAGGGGGAAGTAGGGGCGCCACCCGCCCCCGTAGCCGGTCCGCACGAGGGGGGATGCGGGACCGGCGGCGAACGGGGGTCACCCTTGGGGGGATGCAGTCAGTGACCGCCCGTCGCAGAGAGCTGTCGGAAAAACGTGGCTCCCCGACTCGGGTTTCAGAAGGTTAGCCCGATTTCCTGATGGTCCGGTTGAGGGCCCTGCATCACCCTCCCGTGAGGCGCCGGAAGCCATCCGTGACTCGTTTCACGAAGTCCGGCTCGCGGGACCGCCAGTAACGCGGATCCCGCATCATGCGACGTAGCGCCGCCTCGTCCATCGCCTCGGGCGGTGCCGCCTGACGCGCCAGGGCAGGCTCGCCTTTCTCCATCATGCGGTGCAACGCGATCACACCCTCCGCGGTGGTGGAAAGAGCGGCCAGTACCTCCTCCGGCAGGTTCGCACGGCCCCAGGCGCTGATCTGCTTTGCCGTCCGGCGAAACCGCTCCTCGCCGCCGAATTCGGCACGGAGCCGGTCCCGGTGTCGCTCCGCCTCGAACTGGGAAGCCGCCTCGGCCACGATCGGCAACAATCGCTCTGCTGCCAGATCATAGACCAGCTGCACCTGGGCCGGCGTGAAGCCCGCCCGGTGCAGCGCCGCATTCACCTCTGCATCGGCCCCAACCAACTCATGCTTCGGCTCCACCCTGTATTCCTCGGGCGATTCAGGCACGCCGATGGCACGGCGGAAACGTAGCCTCTCCTCCTCCGGCGCGTCATCGCCCGGGGGCATGAAGCGAGCGGAAAGCTTTCGCTCTAGCTCACGATACGATTTCAGCAACGCATCCACGCGCAGCGCACCACGCTCGGCGTCCCAGAACTTCTCCGGAACATCCTCCGGTCGCTCCGCCAACTGCGGTGCCTCCGGCCCGGGTGCTTCAGGCACTGGCATGTCCTGCCCGGCCGATACCGGTCCGACGTCCAGCAGGTTCTCACTCATGTGCTGGGTTGCTCCTGATTGGGCGCGGAAGCGGTGCCGGGCACGGGAGCCAGGACCGCGCTCGGCGCAGAAAGAGTGCGGGCGAGGTGCCGGGCTGCGGCCGGCAGATCGACCACGGCGGCAGCACCCGGACCAAGTGCTGCGATCGCCTGGAGGAAGAGCAATGTATTCGCTGCGTCGGCCCGTCCCTGCACGCGGGCGAGCGGAGACTGATAGGCAATGCGTGCCTCCTGCCCGTCCAGCAGGATCGGCGGTACCTCTCCCCGGCGGCGCAGGATCGAAAGGCATCGCGCCACGAGCGGCGTCAGCAACTCCGCCTGCAGCCTTCCATAGGTGGCGCCCAGCAGCCGCGCCGTCTCCGCGCTACGCTCCAACACCTCGGTCGCCGTCATATTCGTGCGCTGCGGCGCCGCCAGCCGGTCCGCGAGCAGCGCAGCCCGGATCCGCCCACGCATGTCGGACAGCACGAGCTGCGACACGTCGAAGGATCCCGGCGCTGCCAGCGGCGTGAGCCCGGAGGAACCAACAGCCTTGGGAATGATAGATCCCGGCTCCAGCCGCACCGTTGCCGGGTTCAGCACGCCATCGTCATCCGCCTGCCAGATGCCGGTTGCCGCGATGGAGGCGTTCTTCAGCACCAGTTCCACGACCTTGTTGGCCGTGCGGATATCCGGCAGTGCCTTCATCACGGGGCCGCGGCCATAGGTCTCGCCCGGCGCCTTCATCCAACGAAAGGCCAGGAAAGGGCTTTCCTCGAAGCGCCCCTCGGCCAGCGGGATGCCCTTCCCGTCCCGCTCCAGCACCGCTGCGAAGCGTGGTCCGCCGAAGCCCGGCCACACCGCCTCGATCACCCGGTGCGTCGCATCCGGATTCTCGGAGCGAAACAGGTCCGGCGGCAGCATCGCGCGGGGATAGCGCGCGGCGATCGCATCCGCGCTCAGCCCGACCAGCCGGAACACCGTGTCCAGCCGGCCCGACGCGCCCTCCTCCAGCACCGCCTCCCGCAACGGTACAGCCGTGAAGCGCAGAGCCGAGGACTCGCCGGGCGGCGCCTCCTCCACCAGCACCACGCCAGTGCCGGCCACCACCAGGTCCAGGAAGGCCTGATGCATTTCCAGCGCGAAGTTGGAACGGTCCAGATGCCCCTGCAGCACCTCCGCTGCCCGCTCCAGCACCGCTGCCAGCTCCGGATCCGCCCCCTCATCCACCGGGGCCAGCCCAAACCATCGCGACCATGGCGGCGTCAGCTCGGCCAGCAGGGAAGCCGCGAGGTTCTCCGCCGCATCCGCCGCGGTGCCGTCGTGTAAGGTCGGCCCGCCACCGCCCGGATTCGTCGCCAGCACATGGTCATAGCAATCGCGCCACACGCTTTCCCAGGGACGGCGGCGATCCAGCGCGCGCTCGGCGCGGAGAATGATTTCGTCGGGCGTCATGCCGCGCCACCTCGCGGCGCGGGATCAATCCTGTCGCCCATGGGCCTGCTCGCTCCTGTCTGCGGAAAACCCGGCCCGAAAAAGCACAAGCCCGGCGCCGGAGGGGTCCGGGCCGGGCTTGCGAGGATCAGGGGATCGGGAGGTCATCGGCGGGCGCAACTCGCCCGTTGATAAGAGGCGTTCTACCCGCCGAATCCCGGAATGTCAAGAAGATTTTCCTTATTAGGAAAATTTCTCCTGAGGCGCTGGAATAGTCCGTGCGGCGTCAAGGCAAAGGGTGCACCCGGCCCCAGCAGCGCCCGGCAGAGCGACACACAGGAAAAGGGCACCACGCCCGGCCATGTTCGCGACGGCTGTCCCGGCACGAAGGGCCCCAGCACACGACACCCGGCGCGCCGCCAGAAACCGGGCAGATCAAAGCCCGCCCCCACCCCCAGCCGTGTGACCAGCAACCGCCCCGAGAGCGGGTCGAGCACCGTCCAGCCCGCCGCATCCCGCAACCCCGCGAAGCAATGGCGGAAGCCCGGTCGCAGCAGCCGCATCCACCCCTGATCCGCTCCACCGCCGAAAGCGATCCATAAATCCTGTGTCAGTGACGCAGCGGCCCTGCGGTGGCCCGGCCCCGAATGCAGATCGCCGCCCTGGTTTCCCGGGGCGGCGATCAGATCCATCGCCGTTACGATCGGCGCTCCCTGCATGGTGTCAGATGAGCCTGGAAGTCGGAAAATCCACGACACCAGCCGATGCGCCGGGCCCCTGCGGCCCGGCCACGATACCCTTCATGCGCAGCGGCCAGTCCAACCGGTCCAGCGCCTCACGCCACAACCGGTGGTCGCCGCGCTCGCGCAGGGAAGCCGGGTCGGGGGCGGTACCACGCTCCCCCCAGATCCGCAGGATACGGGCATGGGCCAGTTCAATCCGGCGCTGGCGGTAGAGCCGGTCCAGGCACTTCACCACGTCGTCGGGCTCACAGGGCCGGACGACCAAGCCCCGGCCGGCAACGATTCGCGCTCCGTCGCGCCGGGCAACCAAGGCGGCCATGGTCCAGAACCAAGCCTCCTCTGCACTGCGGAAGGGCTGGACCTTGTCCAGGCTGGAAAGGGTCGGCGCTGTGGTGCGGAGCGCACCGGAAGCGGGACGGGTCAT